TAGTTTCCTATTGCTTTAGTAATACTTCCTTCAGCATGTGATTGTTCTCCGGTTGCTATATTCCCCTCTAATCCGTGAATAAGAGAACCGGTTATTATAACTTGTTGATTTAATGGATTAACATAAGAAGCAGTTAGTGAGTTTACTGCCCAACTTGCAGTTCCATATACACGTTTGTTACTACTATCTACATATATATCACCTCTAATATGGGTTTTGGTTATATTTACGTTTCCAATTGTAGTCGTATTAGAACCTTTGCCAATCGTATTATATCCTATTACAATTTGATTTGTTTCCGAGCTTGCGCTTGGCTTTGTATTTGCTCCAATAAAAACAGATTGATTAGAATCTATGTTGTTTCCTGCTTCAGTAGCCTTTCCAGCGTTTACACCAACAGCGACGTTGTAATCACCAGTTTCCATAGTAATCAATGCTTCAGACCCAACTGCTACATTGTAGTTTGTATAGCTAGATGAATGTAATGTATAAGACCCTATTGCAGTGTTACCATCACCTGTGTTTTCATTTAATGCGTATGAGCCTATTGCTGTGTTTTGTTGTCCGGTATTTAGTGATAATGCGTTATTACCAACTACTGTATTAGTTGTAAAACTTCCATCCCCACGACCGATTCTGACACCATGTACATATATGTCGTTATTTGTAGTTAGTGAGCCAGAAACATCTACAGAACCACTAAATTGTGAATTAAAATTTACCTTAAAGCCAAGTATAGAATCTACCGATGCGGTCACACTGCCCGATGATATACTAGAAAGATTTAATCCAACTACACTCGATGCCGATATATTTGTTAATCCTGAACCGTTTCCAAAAAAGGAGCCGGAAAATGAGCCACTAAATGCAGATACCGTTGATCCAATCTCAATTATTTTTTCACCACTAGAACCACTGGTTTTCATAAACAACTTACCATCGTAAGTGTTTATTGCCAATTCACCATAATCCAATGAAGATGTGGTTGGTACACGGCCGGGTACTGCACTTCTACGCAGTTTTATTATTTGACTCATTTAGGTATATACCTTTAGTTAGTAATAGAATATGCTATATAGCACTTACTAACATAAATATTAAAACTCCCCTAAATCAATTACATTTCCATAAAGACTACCCGATATAATTGGGTCAGATGGTGCGTTTGAACCGGATTGCATCCATATCATAGCAGGAACTACTGAACCCGATTCCGAATCCAAGCTAGCCGATATATCGTATGAGGTTGCATCTACAACCGCAATTGCACCACTAACAATAAGAGAATATTGGTCATCGGTTAAAGTGGTGATAGTTACATTTTTAAGTGTGGCTCCATCCAAATCTAATTCAAGTTGTTTTGTTCTTATTCTTGTGGCCATTTTATACGGGTTTTATTTTTCCAAATATTTTAATATCTTGTGGTGGAACTCTATTATCTATTAACCAATAATCGTTAATTTTTATTTCAATATTAGAGCCACTTTGACTTATACTAAATATTCCCGGCATATGCAATCCATCAATAAATACTTCAAAGTTTTCAGGGCCGATAGCTTCCGTACCATAATCTAATGTTCTATTATTTATGATTAATCTATTTAATACGGATTCATCTGCGGTGGCAGGCGTTTTATCTATCACACTTGCACTAACATAAATGTATCTTGCACTATATTGTAGGATTTCTTTATGAAATTCGTTTGTTATGTTATTGGTAAAAATATATGTAATCGGAGATTCTGATGCTTTTGTATTTGCCTGAAATGCTTTTGGTGCAGAAATCCCATCATTAATAATTTCTTGAATACTTCCGGTTGCCGAATTTAAATTAGGTACATTATTTATATTTACTTTTGAAACCGATTGTTTCAATTTTTTTGTATTGGCTTGAAAATTTTTTGGTGAAGCAATACCATCATTAATAATTTCTTGAATACTTGCAGTTGCAGAAAGTACATCTGGCAAATTATTAAAATTTATCTTTGATACAACTCGATTGAGTTTTTTTGTATTCGATGTGAATCGGTTAAGCATATTTTTCTAAGTCTCCTCCAACTACAATTTCATCCAAAGTATCTAATGGATATTCAAATCTTGATTTAATAAATTTAACTAAAAGTCCATCCGATGCCATTTCAGTAATATAATCTCTTGGATTGATATTTTGTGTATTAATTCTTATTCTTAATCGGTCTTGCTTAGTACGATATTCTACCTCTCGTAATATTGGTGCAAACCGCCAACCTTTTGCAATCCAAATCCAATATGTAGAATCATTTAAATTATATGGAATTAGAATTACTCTTGGAACATTTCGACTAATTACGTTTGTAATATCTAAAAGTGTTCGTTTCATATCAATTCAATATATTTTCCGGTTATTGTTACTTCATCAGTATTTACAACATTCCATCCCAAAGTTATATTATTGAATGTAACCGTTAATGTACTTCCACTCATAGAATATGTATAATGTGTAGTTTCGTAATATCTGACACCATTTATGTATATTTTTATATCGTATTGCGTCGCTATTACCGATGAAAATGCCGCGGGTGTTTTTATTAATTTTACATTTGTCAAATTAAATATATTATCCGAAACATAATTCATAAAATCCGAACTATTTAACGATAGATAATCCACAAGGTCTTTATTATCGTAGTATGGTGATTGTGTAGTGAGCATTGCTTCTAATCTGCCATCTGCTGTCAAATCCGTTTCAGATGTAACAACCACACGATTAATTGATTGAGATTTCCTCGTTGTATTTTCTGATGCGAATTTTTCAGGTAGAAGATACGCCTTTACACTTAATGTAAACTCTAATCTATTTATGCGTTCTTGATTATCATTTACTTCATTTACTACATTGTAATCCGCAACACTGGCATAAAACTTAAATCGGGCCTTATCACCCCAATATTCATCTGATGCGAAGTTTAGTGCCTCAATTACAACGTTCATATGTTCGGTAAAACTTGTCCATGCCATGCAATCGTAGTTTACTTCGACATAATCCGGCATAGTTATATTATATAAATCATAAGCAGGAGTTATACCATTTAGAATACTAAACCTGTCGTATCGGTTTCTTTTACTCCACTTTGTTACGGTTGAATATGATACGTGTCTATTAAGCATTGGTATTGCATCATTTTTGGCAACAGTTGTCCTTCGTATCATCATTATAGGTAGTTGTATTCTACCTTTATTATCTCTATATATACCCTGACGTCTTGCTCCATTCCATCTTTCAGAATTACCATAAATTACTGGTATCTTTATATTTGTATTTTGTGAATCGGATAGATTTGGCAATGCCACATCTTCTAAATATGACATGATGGCGTAATCTACATCATATAGAGTTACCGATGGGTTAATATCCCCACCTTCCCATTTTCTTTGAAGTATTCTATCTGATTGTCTTAGTGGATTCTCTGCCATTATTCAATTCGTTTTTCTATGTTAAGATCACTTATTCTACTCATAAATGCGGTACACACAATACTGTAATTGTTATACTCCTGTCCTCCTATGAATTGAACTTCATTTGTATTATTGATTTCGTAATAAGATGTATCAAAATAAATGAAATCACCAACTTCGGGATATATTCCTTTTTCTTGACACCTTTCTCTATCCAACTTGAATGTTATGGTTTGTGTAGTATCTGGTCCAAATCCTTCGTATGTTCTTTCAATACCATCTTTATCAATTAGGGCGTATATGGATACTCCACGATAGTATGTTTTATCAAGAGATTCACCATACAAGTTTACCTTTGATTGATAGATATTAAGTTTGTAGAGTATTATTTCAACTTGTATTACTTCATCTACCAACTCTCTAGCAATCCCTCTAAAAAATGTTACGTCACGTGGAGATATGAATTTTGGCATTTCAACCTATATAAATTGTGAGTGGAATTTTTTTCAACATCTCTTGATGGTAATCTGCTTCGTTCTTTTTATATTCAAATTGCTTTGTACGTCCGAGTTCATCTAAATTTTCGCGTAGTTGAGTGATTAGTGTATCCTTTTCGGTTTGAGCTTCGGAACGAAGTGCCGCACCATCAAGTGATACTTCACCATCGGGTATCGGAATTGTACTATATTTTTCACGAATAGCACCAAGTAATTCTTTAGCAAGGGCTAATGTGTATTTTCGTATCCATTGTTTTCCAACATCGTTTATGGAATCATATGAAATAAAATCATATTTAATATCCGAATAGTCCGATACCTTATTATCTTTTATAGTTATCGCGTTTTTATCAAATTCATTACTTGAAAAATATTCAAAATAAATTCGTTTTGGGGTTCGAACCGTTGGGATTGGAAATACTTTTATTTTATCATTTACAATATTAAAAGTATATGCAGATTTACGAATTTGGTCGTTTAACTCAATGTGTTGAATTCTAAGTGCATCCTCAAATAGTGGCATCAATAGGAATTGTGCCGCAGGTGAATACTGTCCAAATCCAAATTCATCCAATAAGTTTAGAGTACCTTGCGCACCAACTGAATATGGGTCAAAGAATCTTTGTATCGCAGGTGTTGATTCAAAAAATACTTTTGTAATTTCAAATTTAGATGAAGTGTTGAATAGAGTTGAAAACGATTGTGATGTGGCAGCATCCTTTGCCAATGAGGCGATATCGTATTCTTGCTTACCTACTTCCATATCAATATACGCCTTCTTAATATCCGTGTCACCACCAACATACGCAAGTGTTCCATATGCCTGCGACATTCTGAATATCGTAGGAACAAATGAGCCATCTACAAGTGTCTGACTAAAGTTTTTGTTTTCTGATTTCGGATAACCGCGGAGTATATTTAGATTATTTCTTATATTAAATTGATTAACTTGTGCCGAATATTCCGAAACGGCTTCTTCAAAGCAGGCATAAAATTGTGTATCTATCATTTCGATATCAACTGTTGGATATCCAAGACGAGTTGCACACCAAACTGCAGTTCTGGGTCCATCGGTTTGAAAATCCGCATCTGCATCATACAATGCGTATGGGGTTGAACCTGATATTGCCGAACCTGAACCGGGCCATTTTACGTTAAGAGACATAGTTAGTTATTTACTATAAATATAAAAAATAAAAAAGGGGAGAATTAATCTCCCCTAATTTATTTTTGGTTATCTAATCGGTGATTAGAGAGTATGTAGACCCTCAACCACAATCTTGCCATAGAATTCCGGACGGACTATCTTCTTAGCGTATCTCGTCATAACTCCACGACGTGGTGTGAAGTTAGTCGGGTCATACACAAGTGGAGTCATAATCAAAGGCACATATGGTGCGTAGACAGCTCCGGTTTCGAAGAAGTTAGAACCTTTGAAACCAAGAAGGATAACGTTCTCAGTCATGTATGGGTTTTTGTAAACATCATACCTGTTAGAGATTGAACCTACGTTGGTTACACCAGCTGCGAATTGAAGAGCATCTTTAGCTGGGTTTGAAGAGAATCCGTTCATTGATTCGAGGATAGTACATACATCCGGACTAGCCACGATGAAGTTTGCACCACCACGCATTGTCAACTGATGGATTTTATTTGATACCTTTTGAAGTTTGATACCAAGTGTTTGATACCAAGTGTTCTTTTGGTAAGCGTTTGCAGATACAGCTGCTGAATCAACTGCGAAAGTTCCAGTTGTTGCGTTGTAGTCGTATCCTACTCTTGCAGACCAGTAATCGGTAGTCAATGCGTTAGCCTGAAGCATCTCAAGAATTTCCAAATCAATCTCAAGAGAGATGTATTCAGAAAGCATCTGAGTCAATTCAGCTTCTGCGTCGATACTGTGGTATGCGTTAAGGTCTTGCGCCAATTCAGGAGTCCAAACTGCTTTTAACTTACGAGTTTTAGCAACGATTGGTTCTGATTTGAGTTCAAGCTCAATTTCAGGAATACCAACATCAGCACCAGTTCTATCTTCAAAGTCACCTCTTGAAGTAGCGGTTGGTTGCTTATGATAAGCTACAGTGAAAGTACCACCACCTGCTACGAAAGCAGCGGTTGAACCTGTTACGAAGAACTCAAGAGTTGAACCATTGATTTGGGTATATTGAGGATACATTGTGATTGCACCTGCGTTAGATCCAGATGAGATTACAAATGCTCTAACACCATTGTAGTCAGGCTCAGTCAATGCAGATGCAGTAATTGCAACCTTTTTGATACCGCCGGTTGAAATAGATGCAGAAAGTGCATTTGAATAATCAACATCTTCCCAAGAAGCGGAAGTTACTGTTGTTACACTACCTGTACCGAGAGAAGCGGTTACATCGTTGATTGAGTATCCGAAACGGCCAGGACCATAAAGACCTTCTTCTGCTATTTGAGTAGAACCAAGTTTGTTACCAGCAGGTGAAAGGGAATCTTTACCAACAGTACCACCTTTACCAAACATTGAAGAACCAGAGAAGGTTGGCTTACCTGTTTGATCGGTTGAATATTTGAAGTCCATATAGAAGATAAGACCTGAAGGTAGGTTCATCGGTTGTACAGAAACGAACTCTTTTGCAGCGATGCTACCGAAGATACGTCTTACAAGCGGAAGAGCTACACCAGCCCATTCTTCAGAACCAGCTGCGAAGCCAGTCTTTGTTGCTTCATCAAGAAGCTGCTTAGCTTGGTTTTCAAGCAATACTGCCATACCATGCTTTTGTGATTCAGAACCTGCTCCTTCGAGAAGGCCTGTTTTTTCCCATTTGGATTTCAAACCCCTAGTTTGCTCAAGCATAATGCTTTGCGGGTTTGCACCATTCATTAATTTTTTTAAGTCCATTTTGTTTTGTTTTTATTTTTACTTAATAATACCGGCCAACTTCTTAAATCTATTTGCGAAGTCAGCATTTTCAGAAATTACTTGCTTTTGTTGAGCAGTGGTAGGTTTTGTTGATTTAACCGCTCTACTTGCAATACCTTCGGCGATAGCCTTTTTAGCAACTTTAGATACTGATGTGTACTTAAAGTTTTCTGCCAATGTAGAATATACTAATTTGACTTCTCTAACTGATTTTGTTCTATCCAAAGTTTCGATAACTTTAACCTTTTGCTCGTTGGTCATGTTATGTGCTCTGAACAATTTGTTTGCAAAAAGAAGTTTAGCGTTTAGAAGATTTACTTCATTGATAGTGCCCTGAAGTGATTTGATTGCCTTGTATGCTTGGTTAAGTTCGGATTTCAACTTTTTGTTTTCTTCCACTTTCTTTTCCATTTCATCATCATCTGCATCGGTCATATCGGCTTCCATTTCACGAAGAATTTCTTCTAAGTCAATGGTATCATCATCGTTTGCAGTGTCATCTTCATCTTCTTCACTAACAACTACTTTTGGGTCTTCACCTTTATCGGTGCCGGCCTCTTCACCATCGGCTAGGGATTCCATAGCCATCTGGTCATCATCTTCATCTTCAGTTGATTCTTCTTCTGCGAGTGATACTTCCAATTCTCTAATGATTGATTCAAGATCCATATCATCTTCATCATCATACGCTTCTTCTTCATCTCCGGTGATTTCGTATTCCTCATCATTATCGGAATCCATGTCATCGTCACCGAAATCCATATCATCATCGCCGAAATCCATATCATCGGTATCATCCGTGTCTTCTTCTTCAGTAAGATCTTTTACTTTAGAATAGTCATCAAGTTCAGAACCGGGTTCGCCGGATTCGGTTTCAGTAGAACCACCTTCGAATTCGGTATCGGCATCATAACCCGAAGGTTCTTTCATGTCACCTGCACCGATTTCAGATGAATCTAATTCCTCGGTCTTCATTTCTTCTTCATCATCGCTCATTTCGGCTTCTGCTCTCAATTTTTGAGATAGAATTGATTGGAGGCGTGGAGTGAAGGCTTCTTCAAGAGCGAGTTTAGCATTTGCCAAAGCAGTTTCTTTAACGGCTTTAGCATCAGCAATTGCTTGCTTTAACAATTTTGAATTTGCCATAATTTTTTACTTTTTTGATTTGTGAAGTTATTGTAGGGGAACTTCAATAGAATTTAGTTAGTTGTTCGGTCACCACTTATAGGGAAGGGTATTCATTAACTAACGAAGTTTAATCACATAATAAAAAATGTGATATTTGAGTATAAATATCGCATTTTATAAAAAACATAAAATTAATTTACCAATTTATATTATCTACTTTATTTTTTATAGTTGTTGCAACTCCACGTTCTTTTGCTTCTTCGTTCATTGCCTTTGTTAACACCTTTCTTAACTCACGTATAAGTTCATCGTAATTTATATCAGTATTATTTTCGTAAGATGTAAGTTGTGCCTTTGTTTCTGGTAGTTCCATTATATAATCTATAAGGTGTGTTCCTGCACCATTTTTTTCAACATATTTATCAATTTTTTTTAAAAAACTATTTGTGTTACTAAAGTTTTTTAATATTTTTTTAAGTGCCCTTTGAACTTCAACACTTCTTCCGTTATAATATGCATCTATATTATCTGCAAGTTTACTAAACAAACCGGTTACCCAAGCTAGTATCAGTATTCCACCTAAAATAGCCACCAATGAAAATTCGTTCAATTGTTTTTTATTTGTTTTCATTTTATTTGAAATATATTTCTTCAAAGTGAAGTATATCCAATAGGTTTGTTGGGTCTATTAATTGTGCCGCATTTAGAAGGTCTGAAAATTCTGTTATTGATTCGAATTGCCCTTTTCTAAATTCTTCTAGAAAATCAAACGTTGTAATATCTTTTTGCATAATCTCAACTGAATCCACATTATATTTTGTGAATAGGTCGTATTCCAATGCGTAAGATTTATTTACTATATCAATCAATCCTGTGAAATTAATGTTTGGTTTTACGGCCGGCATAGTTGGATTTATATTCCAATCTACAAGGTATTGTTGAAGTTTTTCGGCATGTCCCAATTCATTGGCTGCTTCT